ATCTCATTGTATAAAGAAGTACTCTTCTCTGAGTAAAGTCTCCTTCATAATCATCCTGCATTGTAATATTTTCTAGAACAATAGGAACATCTCTTTTTTCTTTAATAGATCCTAATAATTCTATTGTTAAATTATATGATGGTTGAAAATATGGTAAAATCTGTTCTGTAATTTGTAATGCATCATCATTTAATTTACACATCAATGCAAGCTCAAATTGCATATTATAAGGAACTGGCATATATGCCTTTTTAGATTCTTCCCCTGTAGTAGGATCCTTTACACTAAACTGCTGAGTAGTAGTAACTTTTCTAGTAGGATCATAAGTAAGACCAGTAAACTCAAAAGACATCCTTGGTAAAGTAATTGCAGTACCTTTACTTAAGTCTGGAGATTGAGTTAAACGTGCCAAGAATTTTTGAGTAGGTCCATATGCTAAAGGAACTCTAATTTCATTATTATCATTCTTAATGGAGATACCATTAAACAAAGTACCAAATCCAATAATGGTCCTCCTTAGAATTTCGTTATAAAAATACTCAAACATCTTTATATTCCTTTTATATTATATTTAGGGTGTACCAAATGGATTAGCTTCAGTGAAGTCTAAAATATCATCTGCTGCTGTCTCTATTTGAGTATTATCAGCAAATCCATCATCAAGTGGATCCTTACTAATAAGTCTTAGATCGTGAGTTGCACCTGAAGTTGATCCAGTTAAAGTCTCTCCAATTACAAATGATCCCACTACAGAAGCAACTTCTAATATATTTGTACTAGAATTCCAAGTCCTTACCCTTGCAGTTGCACTACTGGTTCCTCCAGTAACTGTCTCATTAAAGATAAAGTCTCCGCTACCATCAGATTCAGGATCTTCAATAGTAACAGAAATTGGCAAGTCTCCAGTGGTGTATCCTGAACCAGCATTAGTGTACCTAACAGAAGTTACAGTTCCAGAAGGACCTATAATAGCAACACCAGTAGCAGTTGTACCAATACCAGTATTTGTAAAGGCAAGAGGAGTATTGAAAGTAACATTTGCTCTATCAGTGGCAAATCCACTACCAGCATTAGTAACAGTTACAACACCTAATGTTCCATCTGCTACGAAAGCAGTACCTGCGAATCCACTTCCTGGTCCATCAGCAACAGAAGTAACTGCTATTCCTGGACTAATAGTATATCCATAACCTGGATTTATAATATCAATACTTTGAACCGATTTCTGGTTGGTAGCAATATTCTTATTACATGCCTGTATATCTAACATAGTTCCTACTGATCCAATTCCAGTTACTGCGTAACTAGAAGTAACTCCAACAGTTGGAGCAGATCCAAATCCTACAATTGGAGCATAGATATATCCTCCACCTCTATTTGTAATAGAAACTTTATAGATACCACCTGTAGTTACAATACCTGATGTATATGCCCATGCAGTTGAAGCAGTACCAATCATGGTAAATGTCATAGATGGTCCTAAGATAGTGGTTAGACCATCTTCAGCAGTTCCATCCACATCATCTCCAGTCAACTCATCATCAATTGCATCAATACCAGTATCGATAACTTCATCTTCGTAACGGAAGAGTTCACATCTCAATTCATAAATATAATTCTTTTGAAGTTGATAGAAAGGTTTTTCATGCTCTACATACTTAATTTCAAATAAACGATCTCCTAATGGGAAATAAATCAAATCCCCCTCTTTAGGACGAGTAGTGAGTTTTACATCTGCCTCATTTTTCATCAAAGGAGAGATATAATCCTCAAATCTTTCTCTTGATATAGTAAGAGTTATCTCATTAGTTCCCTGAATACCAAATTTCGATAATAAAACAGGATTTTCACTATACCCATCATAAGTGTTAACATATGCTTCTATTGGGTATGCATCATCAAATCTTGAACGAACAACTTCTTTAATAATAGTCTTTTCAGTAACATATTTCCTAGGTAAATAATGCACCTCAACACCATACATCTTCAACTGTTCGTTGATAAGATCTTGGATTAAACCTTGTTCAGACTTAGCGCCTTGTTGAAAGAAGGGATTAAGTACCATGACGCTAACCTATCATGTCTAATGGAGGTAACTCGTAGTAGGAAGACATTTTTTCACGGATTCTCTCTAATTCCTTTTCCCCATCATCAAATATTTGTCTTCCATTTAGTTCAATACCTCCTGGTAATTTAACTCCTTGAAATTTAAGTAAATTTTGTCCCCACTGCCTTTTCATAAGAGCAGTTACATATGGTTTTAAAAATGAATCATTCCAAACCCTATCATAGGTACTTGGATCCAATACTCTAAAACATTCCATTACTAAAAAGTCATCTACAGATACACTACCCCAATCAATATCAAGATATAACCTATCTTGTCTCTTATTAAATCGTATTTGCTTCTGTGTGGTTAATGCAAACTCAATATCTTCTAAGAATGTCTTAACCATCGCATAACTAAGAATTTCTGTAGAACCCCAATAGTAAATATCATTTAAAAATAACTGATATTTAACACTAAACATATTATTGGTTATAGTATTTGCACCATCAAAATGCATTACTTTATAAACACCAATAACTGATGGGGGAACCTGTAGATAATTACTATTCTCTGTCCAATCAAAATCTACTGCAACAGTACTTATTCCACTAGATGCGGGTGCAGTAGCAGTTGTTGTAACTATTCCAGCACTATTTTTTCCTGCCTTAGCAGATGCTTGTCCTCTATCAATATCAGCTTGGGTAATTTGATACTTCAGGAACATTCTTGCAGCACCGTCAAAGTGCCTTTCCTGAAAGAACTGGATGCCATCATCGATTAAATCCTCACATTGTTCATCCGCAAGGTTAATCTCCAATACAGGAGCACCTAGCTGCCTTAGACAATACTGTTTAAATTCGGATCTACTTGATGGTGTTGACATTTAGACACTTATCCTTGCTTATATTTAGGGTGCAGAGGAAATACCTGTGTAAACACGGATATTACCATCTATCATATTGTAAATAGATGCTCCAGTACTAACTAAAACATTATACAAATATCTCCCCTGTGCCAAAGATGAAGTATCAGTAGAACCCATTGATAAACTAATTTTACCAGCACTAGTATCAACACCAACAACAAAAGTCCCTGCTGGAGTTGTGGTTGCTGCTACACCTGCACCTTTTTGCACCTGAGAAGATCCTGTCCAATCAGCACTATCAGAATAGAGAGGAAATGCTGCGTCAGATGTATTAACTATAGTAAATATGGCACTAAAATCTGTTCCTGTATAGATTGTTAAATTTGATCCTACAGGTACTCCTGCAGATGGATCGAAAGTTATCTTCTTAGTTGCCATTGACTAATTCCTTAAGTAGAGATTTAATTTCATTTATCTCACCTTTTAAGTTAGCAAGATCTTCTTCAATAGTATCGACTTGCTCGTGTTTTGCTTTTTTTGCTTTACGAGCTGCTACATAATGTTCATAATCCAAATCATTTACATTAATAATAGAACCTGTTTTTGGATCTCTAGCTAGATCACCATGTCCTTCTACATCATAATATTCCATCTTAAGCTAATGCAACTACTCGCAAATCTCTCATTCTAGGTACATAAACTTGACTATTAGAAGTCATAACAAGCTTGACCCTATAAGTTCTAAATGAAGGTAATCTATCTACAGTAAAAGTATACTCTTTAAATTGTATTCCTTTAGCATCAAATCCAAAACCATTTGATTTTGGAACTAACTTATCAGATTGACCATCATTATTTGCTTCATTAATCACCAAACCTCTTGTGCTTAAGTTCTTATATCCAGGGAATGGAGTAAAGATTGGTTCAAACCCTTCTTTATCACTAATTGCATAAAATGCTCTTATATCAGAATCCAAATGGATATGAGCATCTACCATTACTTTTATGGAGGTAGCACCATTTTCCAAAGAAATCTCTTTGGTAATATATTGACATGCTGTGGGGTCTGTAGTAATTGAATTCGCTCTACTATCTGTTGCATAGTTAGTAATTACATTATTAACTCTATTTGAAGTAGTAATAACACTACATCTCTGACCATCAATTACTGGACTTACACGAGAATCACTAGTATTGAGGAATAATCTCAATTGTAATGATTTCTCACCAGGAAGAGCAGCTAGTTGAGCAGCAGCATTTTCCTTATTAGCAATTGTACGAGGAGTTGTGAGATAATTAGTTTGATTTATTGCAATAGGTTCAAAACCATTATTAATCCATGGAATCTCAGTTCCACTAAAACTAGTAGCAGTGGTAGTTCTAAGTTCTCCACTCAATGAACATCCTTGAACAGTTACATTATGAATAAGAGGTCTAATAACTTCAAAAGGCATATTTTGAGATGCTCTAATTTTATATCCACCAGAAGATTTATTACTATTCAGGAATAATTTGGGGAATCCAGCATCATTACTTCTATCATCATTAGCACCATTAGCATCCCACTTAGTGGACATATCTAATTTAACATTATATGAATCAAATGTAATTGGATTTGCAACTGTTACATCATTCAAATCATGAGTTTTATTAATCCTTGCTAGATTAACTCCGCCAAGTTCATACTTATAAACCGGAGATCCTACAGGATATGAAACAGCAGGACCACTACCAACTGTTGATTGTTCTCTTACGATATTACCACCTATAAGATTTCCAGAAACTGAAGTATATTCAATAATCTCATTTCCAATTCTTAGGAACCCAGTATTAGTAGTTCCAACACCTACATTTTCAAAAGTAGAGAATGCAGAGGCATCATCAACAGAAATCTCTCCAGTTGAACCTAATGGATATGCAACAGCAAGTTTAGTAGGTTTAATATCAGATTCTACTCCTGAAATTTGAACTTGATTGTCCGTCCAATACATTCCATGATTCTGATGATTCACTTTAATATGTACACCATCTTTACCAGCAATTTCATTAACAGATGCTACTTGAACATCTCCACCATGACCAGAATTCAAGACTTTAACTGTATTAGAACGATCAATATACATCACTGTATTTGCTGTTCCAACAGTAAATTCTCCCTGAACTTTGGTCAGAACTAATTCACTAGTACCACCAATAGAAACAACAGATAATCTTCCATCTCTTCCTTGAGTTGTAATACCAAGTGTATTGAATCCAACCACATCACCTGCTTGATATCCAGATCCACCACCAGAAATTGTTGCTCCAGAAGCTACGATATTTCCACTAT